TTATAATTTATTATATAAAATATTATACCACATTTAAAGTTATATTTTCCACTATTAAAGTTGTTTTATATAATAAATTCCAGATTAACTCTTTACTATCTAATTATCCTAATACTTAATTAGAATTTAAAACTTATCAAAACGAAATGACCTTCTAAATTCGATTTTAAGGCTTTATAAAAATCAATGCTTATAATTAGTCCTATTCAGAAATTCGATTGCTTAAAACGCAAAATATAAAAAATAATAAATTACTAGTATAAGACATAGAATTGTGTATTCTATGTCTTATTTCTTTACAACTAAGTAATTTCAATAATTATATAAATAAAAGAATTAAAAAAGTCAGTTGAAAGTCAGCTAAAATGACTATTTTTTGCCTCCTCTGTATGGTATAATAAGTATATGAATTTTCATAGGAGGGATAACCATGAACGCTTTTATAAGAAAAAGAAATAAAAATTATGTAGTGTACTTAGAATTTAGAGATGATGAATCAGGAAAAAGAAAACAAAAAAATATGGGAGCATTTGATAAAAAAAGAGATGCTAATAAAAGATTGGCTGAAGTTAAGGACAGTATATATAAAGATAGTTTTCTTGTGCCAAATGAAATCACTCTAGCTGGATTTTTATTAGACTTTCTTGAAAAATATAAAGATAATATTTCAGCATCTACATATAAAAGCTATATTGCTATTTGTAAAAATCATATTAATCCTTCTATTGGAAAATATCGTCTTCAAGAGTTGAGAAATATTCATATACAGAATTATATAGATGATTTAGCTGGTAACTTAAACCCTCAAACTATTAAAGTACATATAAATGTATTGAGACTTGCAATAAAGAGAGCTTATAGAATTAAATTAATAAAAGAAAATATTATAGATGGAATAGAAAGTCCAAGAATTAAAAAATTTAAAAATGAAATTTATGATAAAGAGCAGATGCTAAAATTATTAGAAGTAGCTAAAGGAACTAATCTTGAGCTTCCTATTAGTTTGGCTATAGGTCTAGGATTGAGACTTTCAGAAGTTTTGGGATTAACTTGGGATAATATTGATTTTGATGAAAATACAATAACAGTAAATAAGATAACTAGTAGATTAGATGGTTCTGTTATACTTAAAGAGCCAAAGACAGAAAGCTCTGTTAGAAAAATATTTGCACCAATAGAGCTTATGAATTTACTAAAAAATTATAGGCTGGAGCAGAATAAGAAGTTATTGAGAAGTATTGTTAGAAATGAATATAACTTACTATTTTTTGATAGAAAAGGGAATCCAATTGCTGAAGATGTAATGAGTAAGAAATTTAGAAAATTCTTAGAGAATAATGACTTGCCTCATATTAGATTTCATGACTTAAGACATTCGCACGTTACTTTACTTATAAATTCTAAAGTACCTATAAAAGTTATATCTGAAAGGGTAGGACATTCAAATATTAATACTACTCTTAATGTATATTCTCATGTACTTAAAGAAATGGACAAAGAAGCTTCTGATAGAATATCTGAAAACTTATTTAAGGCTAATTAATAATTATCATCAATAAATACAAAATTAATAATAAAAGCAAAGGTATAAACATAAAGGGGAATTTTTACAAAGCCTTAGAATGGCATATAGAGCGTCAGATTTTAGAAGATATTAAAATTTTATATTTCCAATATTTATGATATAATAAACATAGCAAGGAATAAATATTTGAAAAAAGCTGTGAGTGGTGTTTCCATAGAAATTTCCTCACTTTCTTATGAAAGGAGGTGAAAACTATGGAAAATCTAATGATGAGTATTATAGCTGGTGTTATAGCTAGTTATATCTACGATAAATTAAAATGCCACTCTGAGCGACCAACTAAGAGTGGCTGGGAACTTAATATTAAGTTCCATAAAAACAAACATTAATAACTAATTAATGGAAACATCACTCAAAGTTAAGTAAAATATGTTTCCTTGCTTTTATTATACCACAAATTAAGAATATTAAAACAAAATTTTGTAAATACATACTTAATTATCAATTTAATCATTTGGAAAAAATTGGATTTGATTGTATGAAATTATTGCTGTAATATTTAAATTAAATAAACAAATGATGGGAGAGATAATTATGTATTTAAGAAAATTATCAAAGTCAGAATTAATTGTAATGAAATTTATATGGAATTTAGATACAAAAGTAAAATCATATCAAATCATTAATTATATGAAAGAAAAATATAGTTGGTCAGAAAAAACAACATTAAAAACTTTATCTAAGTTATCAAATAAAAGGTTCATATATGTTCAAGAAACAAGTCAATGTACATACTATACAATTTCAATTAAAGAAGATAAGTATCATGAATTTATATCACAAAAAATACATAAGCTCTTAGGGTGCAATTCTATAAAAAGCCTTTTAGCATCATTGTTTCAAGAAGAATTAACAGATGAAAAAATAACTTCATTGGAAGAATGGGTAAAAAACTGGGAAGAAGAGGAATAAAGATAATATATACTATTCCTTAAAAATCTATTTAAAGAATAATTGAAATTTTGATTTTAATATAATTTCTTTAATCAACTCTAACATACAAAAATAAGACTCTTTTCAATATTAACTAAAGAGCCTTATTTTATAATTGATTATATTTTAGTTAACTTTTGTGTATCAAAACTATACTCATATACTTCTAATGTTTCAGAATTTACAATTAGAGTTCCTACTGTTTTAATGCTATCTTCTTTATCAGTATAAGTATCAGAACCATCAGTGCTAGATTCATCTTGTTTAACATTTTTAACACTGATTATTTCAAACTCATAGTGTGGAAAATCTATATTTTCAGCTTTTTTATATCTTGAGTTACCATAATTATATGTATAACAATATTCATGTGCTTTTGAACCTTTTGCTTTATATATAGCATCTAAAGCTTTTGAGATGTCACTTCTTTTAGTATTACCAGTTAACATATAATCTGGAGTTAAGCATTGGTCTAAAATTTCATTTTTTATATCACCTATTATTATTGGGAAATTAGCACTAGTAACTAATGATTTGTCATTAGTTTCATTTACTAAAAATACAGGATATTCTTTGTGTATTGTAGAAGATAATAGTGCATCTATTAAATTATCAGAACTTACAATACATATTTGATTTGGATGTTTTAATTCATCTTTATAAAAATGCTTAATTATTTTTTCATTAGTGTCAAGTCTATCAACACCACCAATTCTAGTTGCTTTTGTACTGTTCACTAAAGAGTCGTTTATTGATGCTGTTCCTCCAATAGCATATGTTTTTACCCCATCTGTTTTAAATGGTATATTCTTTCCATTTGTTAATACAACTGGATTTTTATATTTAGCAGCAACTGGAGATATACTTATAGAATCAGCTTCTCCTTGATAAGCATTTGTAAAATATACTTCATCAACCTTTTTTAGATAACTTATCTCTTTTGCAACATTGTAACTTGTGTCGATTCTGTCTTTGCCTTCTATCCTAATAACCTTTATTTTTTTGTTTTTTAGTATATTTTCTACATTTTTGCTTATAGAATTAACTCCGCCTATTAAATAGATTTTTTTAAATTTATCTAATCTTTTAAGAGTAGAATTTGGTATAGAATTTTGTTTAGTAAGTAATATCGGCGAGTTAGAAGCTCCAGCTAAACCACTTGCACTTAATCCATCTGCAAGACTTTTATCTGTATTTATAATTATTGCTTGAGTGTACTTTCTTCTGTCAGCTATTAAACCTGCTGTTTCATACTTATTTGCTCCTTGTATTCTATGAGCTGGACGTCTAAATTTTAGTTCTTTAGCTGAAACTAATAATGTACTAGACATGACAATAGAAAATATTATAGCTAAGGTTAATACTTTTCTTTTGAATTTCATATTGTAAAATCCTCCCATCCTTTTATACTATAAATGGTAGTGTATATTGTTTTAGTTGTCAACTCTCTCTACATACTTTGTTGTATTATAATTTATAAGTTGATATTTTGTAAAAATAAGGATATTATTTAAGTAGAATATAATTACTATTTTTACAAGGAGGTTGTGATTTGAGTAGGTATTCTCCTCAAACAAAATATTTTGAAATAGCAGTTAAGTTTAAAAAAGTTAACACATTTTTATTTTGGGTATTTTTTATTTTATCAATAATATTCACCTTTCAAAATAATAATAATTTAATAACTTGTTTTAGTATTATCTCTCTTATAATACTAAACATGCTTGATATCTTTATTTGTAACTATCAAGAAAAAGGAGAATCTAAGAGAAGGAATGATTTTATTGACAACTCATTTGATTGTAAATATTCTACACATAACTCAATCTGTCTCTT